CTTACAGATATTAAATCTGTTCTCATGGAAGTTATTGATTAACTTCTCTTGAAAATGATATGGATGAAACTGAGTAAGTCCCTCATCCAAAGAGACAATCTTAATATAGTTGTTAGCAAAATACACGGGATCTTCTTTACACTTAACAAATTCTAAGATTTGCTCTTGTGTAAACTCAATCGCCGTGTTTGCTTTTTTTAGATTAGGATTGCCAAGGTATACATTATCAGACATAAGTTATCAGCAATTCCAGGCTCTTAATGATTTATTGATTCTGCTATCGGGATCGTTTGCAGTTTTAGAGGAAGTTAACTTCTTCTTCATTCCCTTCATTCTCGCACAAAAGCTCTTTCTACGAGGGTTCCCAACTTTCTTTGAAGGTCTCTTAAGATCGCTTCCTGGGTTTTGACGTTCATACGACTTCCTACCTTTCTCATTTAGTCCTCCTTCTGGATTCTTACCTGACTTTTTTTGCCAGTCTTCCGTATGTAGGAGTGGATTTCCTGGGACATAATCAGAAACTTCATAATTCCTTACTTTAGAACCAGGATATACTTTATCAAGTTGATCCTGTACTTCATTTCTTCCAGGAACTTTAACAGATGGGAAGAACATTCTAATCATGAAGAATTTACCTCTCCAGGAGAATCCTACAAGAATAATATTTCCAGTCTTGGATGGAATTCTTACTGCTTCGCTTACTTCCTCTCCCATGGGTTTTACATAATTTTTATCTGGACCCATCTTGCCACCATCGCCACCCTTAAACTTGGGACCACACTCAGAAGTTCCATGTACAGGGCACTCTTCTCCTTCGTGGGTATGATTGCACCCTTTCTTCTCATCAATCTGCTCACCATCATGAATAACTTCATCACCTGCTTTCACGCAGCGATTGTAAGTCTTACCAAACAGTTTCTGAGTTCCTGCTTTCTTGTAACCCTTCCAACACTTCTTACCTGCTTCGCCAAGTAATTTAGATCCAAGACCCTCTGTTGGTTTGAGTGGATCTGGTGTTATGAGATCGGTGAACTCATAATCAGTTGGTTTGTATTCAGATCTCCAATTGGAGAACTCTTCTTTCTTAGTCTTGTTACCCCAGTTCTTAGCACCTACTTTACGGCACTTGACTAGTGCTCCAGATGCATAAGCAGAAGGCCATACAGAATAACGAGACTTGACCTTGTGGTAGCAAGCGTCTTTCTTACCTTCTTCGAGATCGATATCAATCTCATCACCTACCTCTACATTATTCTCAGCAAACCATCCACGATTTACTTCTATTGCACAGAGGATTTCTCCATCAGATGCAACTGAAGTTTCATCGTTTGGTTCTAACTGCTTAATACTTTCGATTATACCATCTGCTCTGATAAAGGCAATATCAAGAGGAATCATGGTATCTCTCATATGGAAGGATTGCTGAGCAACTTCCTCAAATACAAAAAGCATTCCGCTATTCTTATCCAAACTTTCGCGGAACATCAATCCAAGATTGAATTCTTTGATGTTGGTTGGAACCTCAACATGGAGAGGTAAGGTTGTAAATTCTTCAGTCTTCACGTTGATTGCCTTCCCTTTTCTATCTGGATTTGGATCTTTACGATTCTTGCGACGGAATGCTCTCTCTTCTTCATCCTTAGAGAGATTGCGCTTCATTTTACTAGAACCGCATTTTGGTTTTGTTGTTTGTCCTGGTTGTCTGGCACAGGGTTTTCCTGCATATTTACCACCGAGTTGAACCCAACCAGGCTTGCCATCAGAAGACTTACTCTTGCTAAACCAGTCACGCAGAGAACTATCACCACTTTTCGACTCACTCATCCCTCCACCATTACCGCCATTACCGTTACCATTGGAATGACCATTACCATTTCCATTGCCATTCCCATTCGTGTTTTCATCATCTACAGAATGTCCATTTTCTTTGCGAAGATATCCAGCACGACCCACTACCTTAAATCCCTTAGGGATAGGTTTACATTTCTCATCGGTGTAGCAGTAATAATATCCTGCTTTACACTTGCCGTTCTTAGCCATTCAACTGAGTGGATATTCTTTATTATTTATCAACCATCAAGTGCCACAGTAAGTCCAAGCGACATACCAGGCAGTGCAATCCAAGAAGTACCGTTATAGAACTCTACTTTTTTCGTTGTGGTGTTATAAATCATCGCACCTTCATTAAATGTTGCCGCATCTCTATCTGTTGTTGTATATTGCGGCATATAAAATGCAGTACCAACTGTTGCAATACCAGATACATTCCAGTTTCTGGCATTTGCTTCATCATATGTAATGTCACCAGTAACACTTAAATTGCCAGTAAGAGTTAAATTAGTTCCTGTGCAGTTTTCTGCTAATTCATCTACATCTCCACCACCGACTGCTGTACTGGCAATACCAACCCATTTAGCACCATTGTAAATAAGAAGTTGTCCTTGACCAGTTGTTCGATCAAAGGTGACATCATCAAGGTCATGCATGACCCCAGCACCACCGCCACCAATAGTAGCAATTTGTTGCTGAACTCTATTGATGAATGTTCTGTAATGATTTTGTAATTGATCTAAGGTTACAAATTTCTGATCCAGAGGAGTTAATGGATCAGAAGAATTATTTGTTGATGGATCTCCGGGTAGAGTTGGATTGTCCTCAGTTAAAAGTTTCTTTTCGTTTATCTCTGAGATAGTCTCTTCGAGATAGTTAATTTTTTCAACTAACTCTTTATTCTTTTCTTCTAACTTGTCTAACTGAAGTCTCTCAAGAACCTCTTTAATTTCTTCCTGAATGTTCTCAATGTGTTCATTCTGCTTTTTGATATGCTTCTCATTAACAGTAAGGTCCATCTCAAGACCTTTCATCTGCTCAGAAATTTTATTTCTGAACTTACCTACTTCTGTTTTAAGACTAGCATGATAAGTTTCATTTGATTCAATTAAAACTGTCTGAATTTCCCTCAGATCTTCGTTTACAGTTTCTTCCAGGAAATTAAATCTTTTATAATATTTTTCAATATCTTTAGAGTAACTTTCTAGTTTTTCATTTTCACTAATTTCTCTATTTTTAAAATCCTTATAAAGATTTTGATATGTTTTAGAGATCGAATCAATCTCTCCTTTATATTCATCAATTACTGTCTGAAGTTCTTGTATCTTTTCTGAAGTTTTTTCGGGAATTCCTTCAGAAATAGACTGAACCTTTTCTGTCAGATTATTAACTCTAGAAAGAACCTCTTCCTCTAAATCTTTTACTTCCTGTTCAGATTTGAGTTTAGTTTCAATTAAAAGATTGCTATATTTTGGTATCTCAGTTTCAGTAAATAATTTTACCTTTGCCGTAAGATTCTTAATATCCTCTTTATAAGAATCAATTGAGTTTTTAATTTTCTCTTCAGTCCTTACCTCTGTTTCCGCAAAAAACTTTTTATATTTTGGAAACTCTTCTTCTACTAAATTTTTTACATTTTTGTTGAGATCCTTGGCAGTTTCTTTAAACTCTTCCCTAACAATATCAATTGTATTCTGATTGAGAGACTCAACCTCTGACAGAGCAGTTGTAACTTCCTTGTTAACATCTGCTTTAATTGTATCTAAGTTTTCTTCTACTTGCTCTTTAAAGTCACCAAATCTTTCATCAACTCTAACTTCAGACTCTGAAATTAATTTTTTATATTTTGGTACATCAATACTAAGGAATCCCTCAACAGCAGTAGATAATCCACTAAAATCATCTTTAATTTTATCAACTGTCTCTCCATTGATAGAAGATATCTTTGACTCAATCTTTGATATTGATTGTTCTACAAAAAGAAGTTGTGCCATCATGGCACTATCCAAATCTTCTTGCTTAATTAAATTTTTTATATCCTCTTTTATGTCACCAACTTCTACAGATACGTTCTCTACTTTTTCTAAGTTTTCTTTAAAACTATCAAAGGTAGAAGTGAAGTCAGATAACGATTGAATATGATTTAAGTTTGTTTTAAAAGCATCAAACGCTTCTGAAACCTGTTCTATCTTTTGTGGAGACGCAGCAGTATATTCCTCTTTAACTTCATCAAGAGGGGTCTTCTTAGTATTTCCAAAAAAGTCTGCAGGCTTCTTTAATGCCACTTTTAATATATCTCCTGTATTTTATTATTTATTGTCCTCTTTTAATCCGTTCTTGAGCATTTTTGCTAAGTCGGCAGTTGATCCAACAAAGAGTGCATTGTTGACTGTAGATGGTCCCTTCTGCTTTTCTTCCTCAACATCTTTTAGTTTCTTCTGAAGATCCATTAATTTATCGGTAGCATCAGCAACGTTCTTAATTAATTGCCCTGCAACCTCATATGCTCTTGGCATTTCACTTTCTTGAGCAAGTTCAAGAATACCATTGATCGCCTCTTGACCTTTTTCGATTATACTATACAGATTTCCTCTAGTATAGTCATAATCTTTCCTGACATCATCAGATGTTGGTTTTGCTATCTTATCAGGAGATTTTTTGACAATCTCTGTTTCAACAACATCGTCAGCGACATTGAAAGTATCGTTAAGATCGCCAAATTTGCTACTCATAAGAATCCACCATCAAATCCAAAGTTATCACCCTCTTCGATTAGAGCACTATCAGCACCGATTGGACCAAAGGTTGGTGCAGGTGCTGCCTCCGTATAATCAATTCCTTTGACTTCTGCTCCTGCAACATGCTTCTCTGCTTTTGTATTATCTCTTCCTCTATCAACAGTAATTTTATTTCCAGTCTTGGATCTAACAAATAGTTCCTCATCTCCGATGAAGATGTACTTGTCTGCTTTGATTCCAGAAGCATCTGCAACCTCAAAGGTTTTTGCTGTTGCACTAATATCTGCTGCCAGTGTGGTGACAACATTGTCCGTGTACGACTTAAGTGCTCTTGCAGTAGCAGAGTAAGTAACCTCTCTTCTTGTATTGGTGGTATCTGTTCCAGTGAGGTAACTGACGGTAGACCTCTTGATGATATCCTTGGATGCAGACTTGGTAGGTCCAAACAGATATGTCTTTGCGGTAAATCTTAAAGTGTAATATAAAACTCTTCTTGTAGTGAAATCTCCCTCATAATCATCCTGCAGTGTGATACCTTCCAACACAATGGGAACATCTCTTTTTTCTTTAATCTGATCGACGAGTTCTATCGAAAGATTATACGCTGGTTGAAAATAAGGTAAGATCTGCTCAACAATCTGTAGAGCATCATCGTTTAGTTTGCAATAGATTGATAACTCAAATTGCATATTATATGGAACTGGCATGTAAGACCTCTTGGTCTCAGTACCATCATCTTTATCCTTTGCAGTAAATGTCTGAGTTGTAGTTACTTTTCTGCTAGGATCATATGTTAATCCAGTAAACTCAAAAGACATCCTTGGCAAAGTAATTGCCATAGGTTTATTAAGGTCTGGTGACTGCTCAATTCTAGCTAAAAACTTTTGAGTAGGACCATACGCCAGAGGAACTCTTACAACAGAATCATCTTGTCGGATCTCCATTGAATTGAATAGAGTTCCAAAACCAATAATGGTCCTCCTCAGAATCTCGTTGTAAAAGTATTCAAACATGATTAACTTGGTTTACTGATCAGCAATAAAATTATTTAGGGCATTCCAAATGGGTTCTGCTCAGTGAAGTCCAGAATAGCGTCTGCCTCGGTTTCTATGTCAAAATTATCTGCGTATGGATCGTTATCAATTGTCTTATCAATAACCCTCAGAGTTCTTGTTGCTCCAGAATTTGTACCAGTCAAGGTCTCTCCAGCAGCAAACGATCCAGATACAGAAGCAACTTCGAGAACATTTGTCGTAGAATTCCAAGATCTAACTCTTGCAGTTACTCCAGTTGTAGATCCAGTAACTACTTCATTAAACAAGAAGTTTCCGGTGTTTGATCCGCCGGTTGGAGCAGCAATGGAGACCGTGGGAGCAAATGAATATCCAAGTCCAGCATTTGTCAGATAAACGTTTGTAATAGTTCCTGCAGCACTCACAACTGCTGTTGCTGTTGCACTTGCGGTAGTCACACCTGTTTGGAATACTTCGTTTGTGAAGGAAACCACAGGATTACTAATATACCCTCCACCAGCATTTGTCAGTGTCACAATACCAACGATTGCATCACCAATAGTTGTAGTTGCAGCTGCG